GTTCTAGCCATGGGGAGGCCACCAGCTTGGGCAGTGGCACAGGCCCTGTAGGTCGCGGTGGTGTTACGTTTTGCCATTAAGTGGGCTTGGCTCTTTTGCCAATTTAATCAACCCCGTGGCAGGGAACGGCTCTCTCATCTCCTACAACCCCCTTACATGACCAAATAGAGGCTCAGCGGGACTTGGTCTTCCCAGAGCAGCTCTATGACACCATGGATCAGGAACTTTGGGGTCTCGAGGAGTGGTTCTGGGATGAAGAGCGGGACGAGTTAAATGCAAGGCCTAGATGAAAAGCATTGGCTCCCTAATGCTGTCAACATACCCCTCACACTCTTTAACACCCCTGAATACTCAGAGGAGTGGGAATGCCGGCTGTTCGGATCTGGGCACTCTCTCACGTTCAAGCCTCTCAAAGGAGATGAACCTAACTGGTTCTGGAGATGGACCCAATACCTCGTTTTTGGCAATAAGTGGGTCAGACTGAATAGGAGATGAGAGAGCCGTTCCCTGCCACGGGGTTGATTAAATTGGCAAAAGAGCCAAGCCCACTTAATGGCAAAACGTAACACCACCGCGACCTACAGGGCCTGTGCCACTGCCCAAGCTGGTGGCCTCCCCATGGCTAGAACCACGGCCAGACGAGCCCCTTTTACCCGGCTCTACAAGGCTAAACGTAGTTGGTACAAGGCTGAGAACGCAGGTAATAGAGGTGGTCACAAATGTTAACCGCTGAACTGATGAACAGGCTAGCTAAAGCGGTCAAACTTAATACCCTTCCTGGCTTCTTGGAAGCAATGGAAAATGAGATGGCATATGACTGTGTCGAACGATGGATTGCTCTAGCAGAAGCTCACACTCCTGAGTGGGATGTTCCTGATCAGTCTATGGTCCCCAAATGAACCGAGCTGACTTCCAAGCCGTCGTCCACATGATCTGCTGCCAGGCTGGGGGGTCTGTGGTTAGTGGCCACCGTAGTACTAAGCACAACGCTGCCGTAGGAGGCCACGAGAAATCGTTGCATCTCGTAGGGCTCGCTGCTGATATCCAGGTCGATGTCTGGGAAACTGGCCGGCCTCTCGCCACCTACTGGGCTGACCGCCTTGGGGTCGTTGCCCTCCCTGATGACGAGAAGCTCTATATTCACCTTCAGCCTATTAGATGAACCTCATCTCTCTCATCACAGCCTTCTGGCTGACCTTGTACCCCATGGAAGGCTCTCCGGTCTGGATCATCCATGACCGTCTAGCCAACGACACAGGTGGGCAAGAAATGCTCATCCAGGACCTCGATCGAGACCGTTGGTTCATTCTATTACTCTCCCAGGATGAGGTCGAAGCCTACGCCGAAATCACCCCCCAAGACATAGCCGAGTGCCAAGCCGAATATCATGCCTAAAGCTAAACTGACCCCAGACGAACTCACACTCAAACACGAACGAGAACAAGCCGTCGTGTCTTCCATGATCACTGCCCAAGCCGAGGCACTCCAGCGTACGGGCAGTGACCCCCCTCCCAATGAGGGGAGGAAGACTCCATCTGTCGGACGCCGTGCACGCGTCCCAGATAGGACCGACCTGGCTCATGTTCTCGCTGAACGGTGGGATGAGATGCAGGAGGTTCTGTCAACTGACGGGCCTAATAGCTGGAAGAACAAGGTTGGAGCTACTGACGCTAAAACGCTCGTGATGGCTATGGACAAAATAGCCGAAAAGCTCCTTCTCCTGCAGAACCAGCCCACCGCGATCATTGGAGCCCCGGAGCGACAACAACTTGATCTGCTTGTTCCAGCTCTCCTTACTGAGGTCAAACGTAGGGGCTTGAAGGTACGAGCCTTCGAAATTGAGGTCCCACCCGAGTGATGGTGCACTGCCGGCACTGTGGGCGAGCGTTCATGGGCTACTGTTGTGAGCCTTGTGAGACTCCCTGTCCATTCTGTAACTACGACGGAGATGCACCTTCTAATAACGTGATTGCTACTACTTGGTGGTTACAGGCCGTCACTGACCCGCCTGTCCCAAAGGGCCTTTCTTGGAGTAACACCTGACAAACTGGGCCACTCTAGACCCTGACACTATCCCTTCTCTCACCGACGAGCAACTTGTCAACGCTCTCTCTACCGTCCGTGATACCTACTGGCAGGACCGTCAAGCTAACCAGCTCGCCTATTACCAGGCAACCAACCCTACAGCAGCCAAGATCCACACCTCGACTGCTAGAGTACTAGGCATCGGTGGTGGCAACAGAGCTTCCAAAACCGACACCTCCCTCGTCGAAATGATTGTTCGAGCGACAGGCCAGATCCCCCTGAGCCTAGAGGAGACCTACCCCCGTGAGAAACTCCGAGGACCCATACACTGCCGAGTCGTTGTCGAATCACTCACCACAACACTGTACCCAACTATTCTGCCTAAGCTGCAATGGTGGGCTTGGAATGGCTGCGACGAGCCCGGAGGACTTCGTGGTCATTGGGGGTGGATACCACGCCACTGCCTCATTAACGGCTCGTGGAAGGACTCGTGGTCGGATCGTCTCAGGATGCTGCGATGCCTCTACCGTGATCCGAACGACCCCACCCGAGTGGTAGGTGAATCCACCGTCCAGTTCATGTCCCACGATCAGCACCCGACAGACTTCGCATCAGGTGAGTTCCACTTCATCCTCCACGATGAGCCCCCCAGCTTCGAGATCTGGAAGGAGGATCGCGCTCGAGCCATGTCGTTACGAGGCACTAACCTTCTCGCCATGACCTGGCCTGACAACCCCGCGATCCCTATCGACTGGGTCTTCGATGAGGTATATGACCGTTCTAAGCATGACCCCGAAGTCGAATGGATCAACATCTTCACCACTGACAATCCCCACCTCGACCAGGAATCCATCGCCTCCGATGCCGCTCGCATGAGTGACCAGGAAAGGCAGGTTCGTATCTATGGCCAGCCAATTCGCTTCAGTAACCGAATCCACCCCCTGTTTACTGACCAGGAGCGTTGGTGGTGTTTTGGTTGCGGAGACGATCGAATGGTCGTTAATGGTCATTGTACCCGATGTGACAGTGAACATGTTTGTACCTACAATCACGTACAGCAGACCACCCCGCATCCCGAGTGGCCCTGTGTCTATCTACTCGACCCTCATCCACGTAAACCCCACATGATGACCTGGATTCAACTCTCCCCTGATGACGACTGTGAGCAGATCTGCGAGCTAGCGGTCGACGGCGGCAGTGAGGAGGTTAGAGATGCCGTTTATGAGATTGAACAACGCTACGGCTGGACGGCGATTACTCGCCTTATTGACCCGAATATGGGCCGTTCTCCAGCAAGTGCTCGAACACGCGAGTTGACATGGCAGGACGAGTTTGGAATGGTCGGCCTGCGATGTGATCTCGCTGACGATAGTGACGTAGGGAGACAACGCTTTAACGATCTACTTAAGCCTGACAAGCGTACAGGTAGACCTCGATTCGTCAGTAACCCCGGCTGTACCACAACCCACACTCAGCTTCAACGCTACACCTGGGACGATAGACGGCGGTTCGACAACCGTGACATCAAGCAGACTCCTAAAGCCTTACATGACGATTATCCTACCCTGTTCAAATACTTCTGTAACTTTGATCCGACCTATCGAGGGTTGCGTCATTTAGGCCAAATCTTTCACAACCCTGGTAGGAGAACCGCGATTGGATACTGACTTTGTGCCAAATCGTAATCATCCTCTGGGCACTTATGGTGAACCCCTCTTACAGCATCGAGAGTTACAGTGAGGGATGCATACCGGGAGTGGCTGGAGTCTACGTCGACTTCGACGGACGAGACATCTACTTCACCGGAAACAATCAACGCACCTTCTGGTACAGATTCCCACAATACCTCGGTGTCTACCGACTCACCTGGCATGAAGCCTACCCCCGTCACGGAGACGCCGAAATCCTCAAAGACACCTAATGGCTAATACGAAAAAACAACGCAGTCGTCGGTCACGCTCACTCAAGCTTGATAAGGATCAGGTTATCCAGCGTATCACTGACGACTTCAACGCTGACCTTCACGATCGCTCTGACTGGCAGCAACGACGGTTACAACGTTATGCCAAGTTTAGGGGGCTCATGGAGGCCAAGGACTTCCCCTGGCCTAATGCTGCTAACACTCATATACCAGTGATAGCGATAGACGTTCTACGTACAGAGGACACCTTACATAACGCTCTCCTCTCTAGCCGTCCTGTCGTCAGTGCAGTACCACACCACGACCAGTCTCTTGCTACTAAAGGTGAGAAGATTGACTCGTTACTCGACTTCCAGATGTTCATCGAGAACGAAGGCGAGCAGAAGTTTGGCGATCTGATAGCCTCCTTCGTCCAGGACGGCACGATGATCAGCCACCAGGTCTGGGTGGACGTACAAGAGAACGTCGCCTCTCGCCATAATATCGGCGTGGTTCCTGAGGGGGTTGAGCTGGATGAGTTTGTCGAGTCTGAGCTTGAGACTCTGTTCAACAAGGTTAAAAAGGGCTCTGTCGTTAAAGACAGCGAGTTCAAGTGGTCCCTGACTTACGAGGACCGCGATACAGGCAAAGACATCGACGCTGAGATTAAAGTCCACATCGAGCCTGATGACGAGATCCACATCGTAGCCAAGCGAACGGTGACCACTCACCAAGGACCAGTGTTTCTCCCCCGTGAACTAGAAGACGTCATGGTGCCCACAAGAGCGGCTAATCTCCAGCCC